GCCAGTGTGGGGGATCAGTTAGATATGATATTCCATGACGAAGAAGAAGGTACTGACACCTGGCTAGAACACATCAGGGAAATTAAAAACAAGTATCCGAAGGAGGAGTAAAGATGCCACAAGTAGATATTGATGGATTAAACAGCACATTAAAAGCGGATGTGATAAGAGGACAGGCATCTACTTCTACCAAATTGGGTGGTGACCTAGATATGAATGGTTACTCCATTACTTCTGCAGGTGCTACTATATCACCTATTGGAAAACATACTATACCCATTCCACCATCAGCAATGACAGCAACTACTTCTAACGGAGCAGAGGCTATATCAAATACTGAAACAACAGCAGGAAGACCAGATATGATCGGATTTGCTTTTGACTCGGCTGCTGACGAAGCAGTACAGTTCCAAGTAGCAATGCCTAAGAGTTGGAATGAAGGAACAGTGACTTTTAAATCATTCTGGACACATAACGGGGGTCAAACAGGAGGGCTTGATGGGGTTGCCTTTGGTTTACAAGGTGTTGCTGTAAGCAATGATGATACAATAAATGCGGCTTACGGTACAGCAGTTACTCCTACAGCAGTAGATGGAGCGACAGCAGAAGATATGTATCAATCTGCCGAATCTTCTGCGATTACTATAGCAGGGACACCAACTGCTGGTGACTTGGTTTTCTTTAGACTATTTAGAGATGTGTCAGCAGATGATTTAGACGTAGATGCAATTAATTTAGGTATTCAATTATTTATTACCACAGATGCAGGGGAGGACACATAATGACAACGTATGTCAAAATAGACAGAACTACTGGTAACATAATAGAGCAGAAAGATTATGCTACGATAAAAAGAACTTTCAATAAACGGTATGTCTGGATTCCTTTAATACAGGAAGTAGTTCCTGCTCACGATGCAGATACTCAGAAAGTTGTCCCCAATGTAACCCAGCCTGACATGACAGATTTAAGCACTCCTGTTAATGTAAATGCTCAGAGGGTGCAAGGGTATGACATTGTACCTCTAACACCAACAGAAGTCCAAGCAGTTAAGGTGGGCAAGATACAGAATTTAGAGGGAGGTCTTACTCGTATTAATGAGGACATCATGGTGGCTATAGCGACAGGTACTCCTTTGGAAAGAAGTACGTTCCCTGATGCTGTATGGAACAAGATTAATGCAAGAAGGGTATTAAGGGGGGAGGCTCCTGTATAAATGTTAAAAGGGCTAGAATGGCTTTGGGGTGGTATTACTCTTGCACTTTCAGGCGATAGAGGTATATTTTCAGGATATAGTGTTCCTTATGCAAATGTAATTCAATATATCACAATATCCTCAACAGGAAATGCAACTGATTTTGGAGATTTAACATATAGTCCTGACCAGAATGGTGTATGTTGTAATGGTCTTTTGGGTACTGATCGTATGTTGTCAGCAGGAGGTACTTTAAGTGGCGGCAATGCCAATATAATAGATTATATTACTGTCTCATCAACAGGAAATGCAACTGACTTTGGCGATTTAAGTGGAATTACAACAGGAAAAACAGGACTGTCGAATGGCTCTACCGATAGAGGGGTATTTGCAGGTAATTTGAATACAGACAGCTTAGAATATGTCACTATATCCTCTACAGGGGATGCAACAGATTTTGGGAATTTAAGTGTAGAGAGGTACGATAGTGGGAGTGTGTCTAATGGAGTTAATGATAGAGGTGTTGTTGCAGGGGGATATACTGGCAGTTATAGCAATGTAATAGATTATATTACTATCTCCTCTACAGGTACTGCAACAGACTTTGGTGATATTACTGTTGCTGCGGTAAGAGGACTTAGACATGGAGCAAGTAATGATACAAGAGAGAGAGGTTGCTTTTTTGGAGGAAATAGAGGTTCTGGATACACAAATGTAATCGAATACATCACGATAAACTCTCCTTCTAATGCAACTGATTTTGGTGATTTAGGTAATAGTTGTTCACTTGGTGGCGGTCTGTCAAATGGGCATGGTGATAGAGGTGTTGTTGGCAATGCTGATTGGAGTCCTGGAGGTCCTGGTACAGAAGATAACACTATTGAATATATTACTATATCCTCAATAGGTAATGCAACAGATTTTGGTGATATGATAACACATGAAGAAGGAGGTGGCGGTGCTGGGTCAAACGGACAAACATAATAACAGTTTAGTAAATAGATATAAAGATATTGAAGTATGGGTAGGAGGTATGCCTACAATTAATACGCAAAAACTGGCTACGATTTTGTCTGATATGCCTATGATAGACAGGGCAATACAGACAACAGGGAGAAAGAACACTCAAACAACAAGCCAGTTAATGTCATTAACTATGATGTGTGATTCTCCTTATCGTAGGTTAAGACAATGCCTAGCACAGATCGACACGAAAAGAAACGCATTGAATAGTGCATACTTCACACATAAAAAGGCTCTTGTTAATATTGCAAAATGGAAGGACAAAGGTGATGCAATGTCTCTTGTTAAAATAGAAGAGGCTGAAAGCCAATTAACTGCATCAAGAAATACAATTGAAGGAGCATTAAAAGAGATAGGTATGTATCAAGAAGCATACAAAGAGATTATGGAAACAAACAATATCCCTGCTGATTGGGATGAAGTTGATGTTGAGAAAGAAGAAATAGCTCACCATATAAGAATGGCTTTCCGTAACTGCCACAAGGATTTAATACAAAATGGTTGCATGAATATGGGTACAATGGAGTATCTTGAGCAGTATGGTATACACCCTATGACAGCAAGGGCTTTTGTTATGAAATATGTGGATGATTGTGATAAGCTGATTCAGAATAGCAATGGTAAACAAATGCCATCTGTAACTAGCTTGTATGACTTTCTTGACAGAATGGTCGATGAGTTTAAAGATGCACATAAAGAAGTGATGAAACGCATTGGTATTAAAACGTTAATGAAAGAAGAATATTTATTTATGGATAAACAGAGCGGTTAAATTTAGGAGAAGAACAAAGAACTTTATAAAAGGAGGTAGTGAAAGATGATGAAGGGTTATAAAACATGGATAGCAGCAGGATTAGCAGGGGTTAGTGCGATATTGACCAGTTTAGGTTATGTCGAATTAGCGAAGGTAGTTGTAACGGTAGCAGCAGGATTTGGCTTTGTTGGTATTGGTCATAAGATACAGAAAGCTGCTGATAAATTTAAAAGATAATTAAACAAGGAGAGAGATGACAAACATCCTCACACAAGAAGCAGTGAAACAAGCTAACGATTTCGCATCGTTATCACAATACGTTCATACATGGGAATCTAAGCAGTTCTTGAATATAAAACAGAAAACAATAGCATTGTTCTTCGGTAATCAACGAGGTAAAGGTGCTATGACTATAATGGGTTATATGCACAGGATTATGGGTAGTCATCCTATACCAGAGCGTAATATTAATTACTTTGAATGTGCTAACGGTCATACCTTTAGTCCTGCTCAATGGCTTGATGGTTTTGAACTACGGTATAAGGATGGATTATGTCCTACGTGTGCTAAACCTAATCGTAAAGAAGTAAAGCTACATAAACGTGGTAATAAGATCATAAGATTTGCAGGTGACATACTACCAGAGAGTGAACACGACAAGGCAGGAGAGAAAGGTGCTACTAAAGAAGTAAAGAGTATCCAGTATCTAGAACTTATGAAATGGTGTCCTCCGTTTCTTATAAAGAAGACACCATCTACTAGGAAGAAGACTGTTGAATTGTGGGACCCGTATGGTGGTGAAGACATTGTATTCGAGTTTGTTTCTTATAAGATGCCAGTTGAGTCCACTAGAGGACATCAGAGAGTTAGTATATGGGCTGATGAGTTAGGTTCTGAGGGGTTTTATGACGAACAAAGACCAAGGCTTATGATCGAAAAGGGTGACTTTATCATCACCTACACTGTTACGGAAGACACAAAGAGTACTGTATTATATGATCAAATCTTTGATAGGGCTCAAGTTTATTACCGATCAAAGTTTATGATAGATGAATATTATAAGAAAATTAAAGGAGAGGATAAGGCTCGTATTGAACATACTAATAGTCCTTATTCTATAGCTGTAGTTGAATCAGCGTCTGATGATAATCCTATTCTAACAACAGAAGATGTTATAGAATACTTGATGGAGTATCCAGACCCAGAAGTACAGATGATGAGAAGGTTTTGTGTATTCCAACAGTTGTCCTCAAAGATATTCCCACAGTTTAGATGGGACACTCATAGTATCGATTTACAGAAGGTGTTTAACGAGAGGATAGGTGTTGCATGTTAGATGTAATGCCAATGAGATGGGCTCACTTTAGAACATGGGACTATCATCCATCTAATGTTAATCCTATATTATTTCTATCATTGTCTCCTTCTGATGAATGTTTTATATGGCATGAGTTGAATGTTGACCCTAAGAAGAATACTACTGAGATTATAGCAGAAAAGATTATTGAAGCTTCCGGTGATTATAAGTTTAAGTTAAATAGGATAGACCCTCTTGCAGGTGTCAATCAACCAAATACTAGCACAACTGTAATACAAGACCTTAATCGTTATTTTTCTAAGTTCAAGAAAGAGGGGTTTGGTACTGGAGGTAAATGGGAACCTTACGATACTAAGTACCATATAACACGTAAAGGATTCCTGGCAGGTAGAGATAATATTAAGCGTAGGCTTATAAACTCAGTTGAAGCTAAGAAGCCTTTTAATAATAATGTAGTAAATAAGAGAACAGGATTTAAAGAAATACTACCCACATTATGGGTATCTGAAACATGTAGAATTACTCTTAATTCTCTTTATAAATGGAGAATGGAAGACAGTAAACCTTCTCAGAAATGGAGTCATCATTGCACTGCTCTAGAAGGTATAATGAAAGAAAAACGTTTTAAGCCTAGAATAGACATGGAAGACGACAAAATTGAAGTGCGTAAACGTAGATTCGCTGATAAACGAACAACTAATTTATTTAAAATGTAGAGGGTGATATGGCAGAGAAGGTAATTAGAGTGGCAAAAGGTGATAGTAAACAGCTTGTCGAAGATATCATAGTTGATCAGATTTATGCTGAATATGTAACTGGTGAGCAAAATAACATAGACGATGATGCTGACTTTGAGGCTGCGTTGGATATGTTTGATAATGTAAGAACTGAACGTGATTACGATTGGCAAGGTAATATACCTATACCTGAGTTTCTTAATGCAATACAGGGTCAAACAGCAGACGATGCTCATGCTTACTTTGCTAGGAAGGAATTTGTCAGTGTAAATGTTATGTCGAAAGACGAAGCAGATATAGCTGCGGCTAATGCTGCTAAGGACTTGATAGACAAAACTCTTAGTAGATCAAACCTTGATTATTTTCAGAAGTATATAAGATTGTCACAAACTAAGAATATAGGTGGTAGGTCATATATTAGATGTTGGTGGGAACAGGATTTGGAACCACGTAAAGTACCTATTACTCATGTAACTGTACTAGAAGAAGTTGATATTAATGGTAATGAAAGAACAGACCCTAACCAACAACCTGCAACTATAGAAGAGACAACAGAAGAAGAGTTTATTGAAGTTATACGTGATCAGTTTGCTTTTGATGTTATTGACCCACGTAACATACGATACTCAGGAGAGTATTCATATAACATAAGAAATAAGAACTGGATAATACTAAGGTATGACACAACACTGTCTGACTTGAAACGTGACGCTGATACACTTGGGTACATCAACCTTGATAAACTTGAGGGGGTTAGACTATCAGGTGAAACTGAAACCAAGCAGAAGACGCTTGACTTCGATCTAAGGGGTGCTACGAAACGTGATAACGATAAGACACCAGTTAAGAACCTTATGGTTATAGAACGATGGGGTATGGACTATGCTGTTGTTACTGAAAGAGATGAGAACGGTGATCCTTCTGCTATTAAGTATGGGTACGATACGAGAGGTGAACCTCTTGAAAACGCTGAACTTGTTCACTTAGTACAAAACATAGCGGTATTAAACGGTGAGAGTACTGAGAAGGTTATAATCAGACACGAACTTAATCCTTATAAGGATAACTACGGTAACCGTTACATACCTTTAGCAAGAGGTTTGTGCTACATACATCCTACAAATGATAGAGGTTTTGGTGATGATGTTGGTAGTAGAGGTTTGCAGAAAGCTATAAACGATACATTCAACGCAAACAATGATAATACATTGATGGGTATGTTGAAGATCATCAAACAACCAGAAGGTTTTGATGAAGACGAAATGCCTCTACGTATTGCACCAATGGAAATATGGCCTGCTGGAACAGAGGTCGTTGATTTTGCAAGTAACACAGTACCTGCATTAAATCAGTTAGATATGCTTACAGCAAAGTTTAACGAAACCAATGCAAGAGACTCAGGTGTTCCAGTACTGTCTTCTGCTGCTGCAACTACTGTTGCAAGGGCTGAGAAACAGGTTAACGTGCGTAGTCAGTATAAGAACCTAGTGTTTGAACACACTATGATGGGTAACTTGTACTGGATGATAATGATGATGTCATCACAGTTTATGTTAGCTGAGACAGCAGTAGAGATGTTAGGTGAAGAGGTTGCATTAGCTTTTAATTCTGATCTTGATTATCATTACAAACCTATATCTGAATCGATTGAAACAGATTCAACATCAGGTGCTAAGATTGATAGACTTAATACTGCTCTTGGTTATGTGATGAACTCTCAGAATGCACAGGCTCCTGCTGTAGCTAATGGTATACTTAAGAAGATATTTAAGTTAATGGGTAAAGAGGAAGAAGAGATGACAGGTGAGTTGTTTGATGAACAATCACCGTTAAACGAACCAAAAGGTGGTGGAGGCGGTGGTGCTCAACCAGGGCTAACCTCTCCAACGGAATCACCTGCTAATCAGACAGGTGTTCCACAGCCAACACAACAAGCTCAACCTATAGGAGGTGTACAATAGAATTAAACGAAGTTTCACTGAGACAATTTAGGGAACGGTTTATTAATGGGATACCAGAATCAATGTTACAGCTCTTTGCAGTCAATGCTGACTATAGCAGAGCTATTAAGCATGAGGTTGGTAGGGAGCTTTGCTATGATGCGTTTTACCTTCTATCAAAAAACATAGAGTTAGTACCAGATAAAGTTAATGATATATTTGATCTAGGAAAACAAAACACAGATATACGTATATGCAAGAAGGTTCTTAGTAACTTATGCTCTATTGTTAGACTGAATAAGGAGGTTAAATTAGAAGACGGTAAAGATTTCTTTAAGAAAGAAGAATGGTATAGGTTATTTAAAAAGTGTAATGGTGAGAAGTTTAGAAAGGAAAGGCGAGCAATCGAGATTGGTAGCTCATTCTATACTGCATATAAAACTGTTATGGGTGATGCTGTTGAAGATTGTATAAAACGAGGTGTACAGTCGGGATATAAGAAGGTCTATAATGGTAATATAACTATAGAGGAAGTATATGAGCTTAATATCTATAGAGTTATCTTAAAGCTTTGGGCAAAGCGTAGATCAGATTATAAAAATAACATAGAAAGAATTAGGAAAATAATTTATAAGGAGAAGTAATATGACCGAATCAATCGGAGATAAGCCTGTAGTTGAAGAACCAGTAGTTGAAGAACCTATAGTAGATGAAAAACAAGCTCTTAGCAATGAAGTAGCAGATTTAAGATCGCAGTTACTTGATAGGGATGAGCGTATAAATAGATATGACGGTGATCGTAAAAACACATCTGAGCAGTTGAATAATTTAACAAGACAAGTAGATGAATTAACAGAACAGTTATCAGGTCAGGCTACTGATGACGATGATGATAGTCAGTACGAAAGTATTACTAGGGCTGACTTGGATGAATATAAGAAGGGTGAATCTATAAGGTTTAAGAAGTTTGAAAAAGACAGAGATGATGCAACTATTAAGTTCAGAGATGATTACACAGAGAGTTTAAGTCAGAGTTCTCTTAGTATTAAAAACCAAGAAACGTTTGCAGCTATATGTAAGGAACATGATACTTTAGTTGCAGCAGGAGCTATGCCACAGTCAACAGGTGATGCGGTACTGGATGGTAAACTTGGATGGAAAGAAGCAGAAGCTTCTCATTACAAGAAAATGTTAGCAGCAGGAAAGACTGTACCTTTTAATGATACAACTACTGTCAGTAAGCCTGTTGTTCCTGGAAATAAAGAGCTAAGTACACCTACTAATACTACAGCGAAAAGTATGCCTGATCTACCAGATGACGCTAAAGCTTTTCTTGCTGAGATGGGTGGTGACGCAGACTTTGTTACCGGAGCTCTTAAGAAATGAGAGTAATTTATATAACGGATGAATTATCAAATGACCAATACGAAAAGCTTGCTATGATAGTAGGTATGGTAGCAAACGCAATGGTAGATAAGTATTGGGGTTCATTTGAATTTAAAATGGAAAATGGAAACCCTTTACCACATGTTCCTGCAAAGGAATCAAGGGTTTTATTTGAAAGGAGTAGCAATGGAACCAAGGAGACTCGGAAGACCAAGTCGAGGTCGTACCAGAAGTCGTAGTAGGACAATCCCTATAAAGGGTGATGGTGGCGATGACGGTGATTGGTATATATGCTGGTCTTGTGGTATGCATTGTAATGATGTAACGGACGAGTTAGACGATGGTGCTTCTAAAGTACATACATCGTACCTAGACTACCCTATCCGAGCATTAGGTGGGGCTGGATTGAATGCAGGTGTAATTATTAATTTTGAATACACTACTCCAATTCTAAGTCTAGGTACATTGGCTGTGGCTTTAGCAGACAGCAACGGAGACACTCAAGAGGTGGTTCATAATTATAAGATTGTGGATACCAGAGGATGTCCGAATGATGGGAACCTTAATTGGAAAGGTGACTATTAATATTTTAAATTAAATAAACATAGGAGGATTTTATTATGGAAGTAGTCGATACAGGGTCATTAGCTGTCCAGAGAGTATGGGCTCCTGTAGATGCTGTAGATACTTATCGTGTTGGTATGTTGGTTGGTTGGGAACAAGGTGCGTATGACGGAGTAGTTAACGCAGGTGCAGCAGGTGGAGACCCTGATGCCACAACAAACATATGCGGTATTATAGAAGCAGTCGATACAAGAGTACCATTATTCCAGAACGACACAACTGCTAATGGTAGTTATGTCGAAGGGGTAAGTACTGCTAGTGCTCAGAATGCAAGAGAAGTTAGTTTTAGTTCAGACAAAGGTCCTTGGATTCATGGTGATAAATCAGTGCATGTAAAGATTGCATTAATCACACCTTGGACAAAGGTATCTGTTCCGTTGTATAATGGAGCTTTTGGAACAGCACCAACTGTGCTTACCAACACTGTAGCTGATGCTACTGGTATTTCCGGTACTATAACAGGTGCGTGTGACTTTACACCTGTCGCTAACGAAGCTTCTCTGTACTGGAGAACTGGAGCTAGTGCAGGACAAATGAGAGTTACAGACGATACTAGCACAACAACTCCAACAAACGACCAAGCATTTAGTGGTGGTACTACTGTTGGTGATACATGTGTAAGAGTACCGTTGCGTACTTTCGGTAACTGTTCAGTAGTAACAGATGCAGAGGCATTGTATTTTGATATCTCTGCAACTGGAGCAAGTAACAACTGGCACTTCAACGTCATAGAGTTGAACCTTCAAAATGCTGGGGAAGAGCATGTAATCGGATTCTTTGCTTCAAGGCACTTTGATACCTTAACATAAAGATGATTTAATATAGGAGAGTAAAATGACTATACAGTCAGAAGAATTTAATTTGCTACTTGAAGCGAAAATGCGTGAGGTGGTAGAAGAAGAAGCAAAGTATGCGGATATTGATTCCATGATTCCAAAGATATTTGGTAAGGGTTCATCTGATCGTGCTTTTGAAGAGTACTTCCAGATTTCTGGTGTTAGAGATGCTGCACCTTGGGGTGGTAAGTTTGTAACCAAGAAACAATATCCTGGGTATACCTCAAAAGTTATATTCCAGAGGTTTGCGAACAGGTTAGAAATTGATCCTGCTCTTATTGAGGATAAGCAGTATCCGGTTTTAATGCAACAGGCGAGAGACTTACGTAACTCGTATGACAGGAAGAAGGAAAAGATGGGTGTTAATATATTCAGTAACGCTACATCTGCTGCATTTGATTTTCAAGAAAGCGAAGAAGGATTGTCTTGGGCAAACTCTGCTCATCTGACAAAGGTTCCTAGTGTAAGTACTGCAAGTGGTTTTAGTAACACTGGTACATCAGCACTAGACCCTACTTCATTAGCTGCTGCTAGAATCAGTCTTATGAGACTGAGAGATAGTATGGGTAACCTAATTAATACTAGGGACTCTCTTGCTATCGTAGCACCAATTACGTTGTCTGATACTGTTGACGAGATCATAGGTACAGATAGAGGTCTTTATACTGACGAGGGTACTATAAACGTACACAAAGGACAGTACTCTAGTATACCTTGGGTATTACTCGATGATAGCTCAACGACTGATTGGACTTTGATCAGGGTTAATCAAACCAAGAAAGATTTGCTTTGGTTTGATAGAATTGAGCCACAGTATATGGCACACATCGACAAAGATACTCTGTCAAGTGTACATAGTATTCATGGTAGATTCGGATACCTGTTCAAGGATTGGAGATTTGGGTATCACAACAACGTAGCATAAGCTATGGTTTTTAGCTAGGGGTGGGGAGCACTACCCTGCTCCTAGTTTTATTTCAGAGCAAGTGGAGACTGATGCTTAACGGCAAGACATATCCACAATTAACAAGGAGATTTAATTATGGGAAGAGGACGTTTCCCTTACGGACAAGGGAGTCAGAATACACCTGGATTCCAAGATATTGGAGGCACATCAGTTTATGGTAATGTGTTCTTCGTGGATTCAAATGGTGGAGGTAGCGCAGATTCAAATGCAGGTACAAAGAGAAATCCATGTACAACAATAGCCTCAGCACAAGCACAGTGTACTGCTAATAACGGTGATTACATTGTTTGTGCTCCTGGACATGCTGAGACAATTTCAGCAGCAGCAGGGATTGCTTTAAGTAAGGCTGGTATAACTGTAATAGGTATTGGTAAAGGTACATCAACACCAACTATTACATTCGATACTGCTGCAACTGCTGATCTTGATATTGATGCTGCAAATATCACTATTGAGAACATACACTTTATATCTAACTTTGCAGACGTAGCTGCTGCTATAGATGTTAACTCTACAGGTTTCAGTCTTGTAAATTGTAGGTTCACATCAGCAGGTACTAATCTAAATGCTAAGATATGGGTACAGGATGGTGCAACAACAACTTCAAACAGTATGACTATTAAAGGTTGTTATGCTAATGTATTAGATGCTGCAAATACTCACTTTGTAAACTTCGCAGGTACTGGTGATGGTCATGTTGTCGAAGATAACATACTATTAGGTGACTGGGGAACTATGGCTATTGGTGGTGCTGGTGTAATAACTAGGGCTGTTATATCCAATAACCGAATTTATAATGTTGCGTCAGATGCAGATGCGTGTATTAGTGTTGCTGCAACAGCAACAGGTATTATGAATGACAATAGGTGTGCAGGTGGACATGCTACAGACGGTATTGTTTGTGGTGATATGGGTTCACTTGAGAACTACTACGAGTTGAGTACATCTGACTTGAGTGGTGTAATAGAACCAGCTATTGCGTAAGTATAATTATTAAGCGGAGTAGGCAATGGTGCTTACTCCGCAACTAAACCTTAAGGAGAAAATTCTAATGGCAGAACAAAAGAAACCGATGCAAAGCATGTTCGGAACACCCGACAGAAAAGGACAAGAAGAAGACGGTAATATACAAAGTGAGTATCCTGCATGGAAGATGAACTCACAGATCAATCAGTTAGACGAAGAGATAACTGAACTATCAAGAGACTTGTCTTCCGGTCACGTTCCTTCCGAGGATGTATTTGAAGCTAAGGAACATTTACATACATTACAAGGAAGATTTGATGCTATAGTTAGATCAAAGCCTAACTACAATGTCACAGAGGAAGCTTTCCTACATGGTGAACTACTAAACCTTAACGACAGAGTATCAGAAACATTATATTCTAGATATGATCAGTTAAAGGGTAAGGGTTCTATAGCTAGACCTCAGCAAGAAGCTGACCTTAATGATAAGCCTTGTATATCTATGCATCCAGAAGTAGCAAGGATATGTAATATTAAGAGTATTGTCAATGGTAAGGTTTCTAGAAACCAAGCTGATAAGGCTAGGAAAATCTTATGTGAATACTTTGGTAGGGATGATGCTAGTAGAGAATCTATTAGACCAGAAAATCACTCAGGTAGAAGTAAGCCTATGGTAGGGTTTGTTAACGAAGCTTTCTCAAAAAGACATCGTGAGATATTCGGAGAAGACAATGCTCCTGACCCTAACAATATGAGAGATTATGAAAAGAAGCAAGAAGGTGAAAACCTTACAAGTGAACAAATCAAAGAGAAGATAAATAAACTAAAATCACAGATAATAGATATAGAGAACCATGAAGAAGTAAACCAGATTATCCCAGAACAACCTAAGCAGGAAGAACGTAAAACAAAGGTTGACAAGACTTATATATGTCCAGAAGCAGGTTGTGGGTTTATTGGTAGGTTGAATCAGAAAGGTGCTCATATACAGAAGCATAACAAAGAAAAAGCTAAAGCCGATGAATTAAAATTGGCAGAAACGGAATAATACATGGATGGAAAGAGACTATCTTATGCATTGAGGAACCTTCTAAACGAAGAAGATGGTTCTAATCAGCTTGATGCATTCACAACGTTCGATCTGCTGAACGATGGTGCTGCGAAGCTTAACAGAAAACTAAGACACATTACAGCAGATCAATCGATAACAACTGTCGCTGACCAATCTGATTATACACTTGACGCTGAGTTTATAACATTGTACAGAGAGGAAACTCTTGGTAAGTACTTAACTAAGTATAGTGATGGTACTACTATGTATAACCTAACAGAGATAGATGACGATGTACGTTTCCGTAACCAATCTAACGAGACAGTTACATCTCAATCAATACCTAGTGGGTTCTCTGTGATGTTTGACCAGACAGAAGACAGTCAGGTAACAGGAACAGCTACGTCAACTGTCGCTAAGGTTGCAGGTAAGACAACGCTGAATGATACAGCAGCAGACTTCTCTGATGTGTCACCTGGAGACACAATACATAATACTAGTGATGGTTCACTTGGTGTTGTGCTGTCAAAGACATCGTCTACAGTTCTTGTAACAGCTTTGTTTGGTGGTACTGCTAATGATTGGACATCAACCGATGCTTATGTTATACAGCCTCAAGCGAGGTATAAGATAGTTCTCAACCCTCCTCCGTCAACAACAGGACATACGATAACTGTACCGTATATTAAAAGACCTAAGCCAGTGTATAGTGATTATGACATGTTTATGTTTCCTAATCATTTCAAGAATGCCTTATTGTTCTATGCTGCAGGATTTTATAAGTACAGGGAATCACAACCTAACGAAGGTAATGTTTGGTTTGGACAAGCAGACTTAGCAGTTAAAGAAGCAACACAGAGTTCTAATAAAACACTCAACAGAAGAAGGGTTGAAGTAAACTTCAAACGAAGACAGAGGAATAGTTAATGGCGAAAGCAAAAGATAATCCTTTAGTACCTTGGCAAAATAACCTAACAGGTAGGTGTATTCAGTCAGTTGATTCTGCGAAGATAGAATTTGTGTCGGAAGATCAACAGACAATCCAGAGTGATAATTTCTCTTCACTTAAGAACATTAAGTATACCGACAATGGTGTTACTGGTGTTACTAATGGAATGACGAAGATTAACTCAACTGCACTTACTTCACATCCTCTCATAAGAAGTGCTTATCATTTCAAGAAAGTACAACCTGCTGAGACACATGTGTTGGTTCAAGCTGACAATAGCGGTGGAACTGAATCTAAGGTGTTTCAAAACACAACAGCAATACCAAGTGCAGGTGACTTCTCTAGTACAGCACTACACACTGATGCGGCTGGTTCTAATACTGGTAGATGGAGTGGAGCACCTGACGAACATATTGCGTATTGTAACTCTGGTGAAACAATGGTATGGGGAGGTGATGAGACTAGGGTATCTAACTTTACTATATTTGACCCTAATGGTACTTTCTTATATGACTACACCGTTGAGGTACAGAACACCTTAACAGATACGGCTAACGTTGCAACACTGAAACAGGTACAGGGTATTGGTAGTGAAACAAAGTTATTGCTACATTGTAATGGTAGTGACGAGTCAACCACAATTACTGATGATTCACCAACAACACCTCATACTGTAACTGCTGTAGGTAATACTCAGATAGATACTGCGGCCAAACACTTTGGTACTGCTGCATTACTTATGGATGGAACATCTGATTGGGCTACAATTCCAGATAATGCTGACTTTGACTTCTCAGGTGGTCTTATGACATTTGAAGGTCGTATTAGAGTTGCAAGTTTATCTGCTGATGTTGGTTTGTACTCACAAGCGATCACTGGTAGAACTGGCGACTATATGTGGATATACATAGACACTAATGGTGCTGTTAAGCTAAAGATACAAGAAGGAACAACTGCTGCAACTGGGACTGTAACACTGGACTCAGGTGCTGCTGGTTCTGTAGATAGTGTAACTGTTAATGGAGTAACTGTGACATCAGGTGTAGAGGCTTTTGATACAGACCTTGATACAACTGCTACTAATATAGCTGCTAATATTACAGCACATACGTCTAGTCCTAACTACACAGCTTCTGCAGCAAGCTCTGTTATAACAATAACATCCGATGATAAAGGTGATCATGTTAACACATATGCTGTCGTTAGTAATACAACAACAATAGCTAGTACTGATGTTAATATGGCTAGTGGTGCTAACACAACTGTAGTTGACTTATCAACACCTGATAGTACTATAACTACCAGTAGTTCAACATTTACTCATATAAGAGTTGTTGAGAACTCGAATGATTATTACATATTCGTAGGTGGTGTACAGAAAGCTTTCTTAACTGATTCCAGTAGGACAGAAGGTAATGGTAGTTATGATTCATTGGTATATATAGGTGCTACACATGATGGTACTAGTACTACTAAGTCGTTCAACGGTAGTATGGACGAATTGAGGCTGACAGACAGTGCTTTATCAACCAGTAACTTCGATTTACCTGCATCTGCTTATACATCTGCTACAGCTAATGTAAATATGAGAATAGGAAATACGTTACCTGTTGATGGGTTTAAGTTTTCTGTTTCTAATGCTAACACAACTACTGGAACGATGGCTGTGTTTTATTGGTCATCAGTAGGAGAATGGACTGCGGTTACTAACCTTACTGATAATACAGCTAGTGGAGGTATACCATTAGCACAAGATGGTACGGTTACATTTGATTCCACAGCTAATATTGCAAAGCCTAGTGTTATTGATGGTGTGTTTGGGTTCTGGTTTAAGATAGAGATTACGAATACAGACGTTGCAACAGCTATATCACATGTTACAATCAGTGAACCATTCCAAGCATTACAGGATTTCTGGGACGGTGATTTTAGGACTGCTAACTCTATTCAGTTATTTGAAGACAATATAAACAAAGATAATACGATCAACGTCCTTAAAGATGAGTTTATATTTAACGAAATAACACAGGGTAACACAGCTACGTATATGGCAATGGATAATTTGACTGCATCGTCTGAGTTCCTACAGGTTGGTTTCTCTGAAAGACAGCAAGGTCTTAGGGTTAAGATGATTCCTGGTCATGGTAACATTGATGTACCTGCAACAGGTAGTGTTGTTATAGGTGATAATGTTGAAATAAATGATAATGTATCAAGCATTAAGGTTAATAATGTTGAAATAATGTCAGGTACTGTAACAGCAGCGTCTACAGACGAACCTAGTTTTGCACAACGAATTGTTGATAATATTAATAACCACACATCAACACCAAACTATACTGCTGAAACTGATATAAATCAGAATATAACAATAACGGCTGAGACAAGGGGTAGTGGCTCTAACGGTTTCACTGTTTCTGAAACATCTGCTAGTATGACACTGACTACAGTCGACATGGCGAATGGTAGAGATGTTAATGCCGTCCTTACTATTAATTACTGGAACGGAACTGCTTGGGTTAGTGTTGGCGATATACAAGACGGTACTATTAGTGACAACTCATCATTCGGTGTATCAGGGTTCATAACATGGAATGCTGTTGCTGAAAACACTGAGTTCAAGAGAGAGTTAGCAGAAGAAATACCTGCTTATCATTATAAACTAGAATGGAATGATCAGTTCTCTGACGATGCCCTGTGTTATTATATAGCAGGTATACCTGTGCAAAGAAGGATAAGTAACTTTAGGTTTCCTTTATATGCACAGAATAGATTATGGTTGTTTAGTGATCAAGCAGAAAACAAGAACCTAGCTATTGTTTCTAACCTAAACGAGTTGAACACTTTCAATGGTGTAGGTGTAGGCGACCCATTATCATTTGGGGATAAAAGTGAAACAGTAGCAGCAGTTGAAATATTCGAAAGAACATCTGCGAGGGTTAAAAGTCATATCCTTGTGCTTAAAGAAAACTCATCACATGTTATTGAGGGTGACAATCCAGAAGATTGGTCTATTGTTAACTTAACAGACAATATTGGATGTAATGCTCCTCATACATTACAACAGAGTACTTTAGGCTTAGAGTTCTCACCATTACAGAGAAAACAGATTGCTATATGGCAAGGTAGTTCCGGTATATATATGTTTGACAATAGTGCTATACATCCTGTGTCCGATGATATATCTAACTTCTTTGACCAAAGAAACTCTAATGCTATTAACTTGTCTAAGGCTCACCTTAGTACAGGGTTCTTTGAAGTTGAGAACGGAGAGCATTATTACCATTGGTGTTTTGCATCAGGAAGTAGTACTACTCTTAACGAGGAATGGGTACTTGATATCAAGAGACAAACATGGTTTGAGTATGATAGAGGTACAGGTAAAGCGTTACAAGGTGGTGTAAGTGTTGTTGATACTACTGGCAACATCTATACATATGGATTTGAGAATGGTGGATACTTACAGAGGCTAAACAATGGAACTGATTTTGATGGTAACGCTATTGGCTATGAGATGGCATTTGGTGATGTGTTACCTGCTGCTAGTATTAACATACTAACAAGACTAGATTCTATTAGGATGGCGGTGGTATCTAAAACCACAACCAGTAACAGTATTCTTGTTTATCATTATGGTGATACGAAGACTGCTGCAACGAATGATAACGTAGCAGGTACTGCTTTTTATACTCTTAGTACTATAAAAACAGGACAAAGATTAGCGTTTCCTTTCAAGAGGATTAATTCACCAAAGCATATGACACATAAATTGAAGTTTACTATGAGTACTGATGATGAGACGGTAGGGTTTGAGCCATTGTATATTGGTGGTTTCTATAAACTTGGTGGTAATAGTGAAAGAAATATAACAGACTAAAAGGAGAATAGTATTATGGCTTTAAAAAGAAACAGACCGTTTATAGCAAAGGCACTTGCTAGACAGCTTAAATCAGGACAGTTTAGATCAAAGACGGCTCTAGGTCCTGGAACCGTACAAGCTATAACTGAGGGAACACTAGAACAGGACAGACTGAGAGAAACTGCACTTTCTGATACACAAGCACGATTAGAGGAAAGCAGGAGAGCGTCAGAGCTCGCAAACCGAACCAACAGGGCTCAGATAGCATCTAATGAAAAAATCGCTGCAGATCGATTACAGCTACAAAAGAACGAAGCTGCTGCTGCTAGGCATGATGCTGAAGAAGACAAAGGAGGGTTCTTTAGTGGGTTGTTTGGAAGCTAAGAATGACACATATAGCGTGGAATTAGTTCCCCAAGACTTTACTGGTGTCTCTTATTGTGGTTATATAAACAATAAGTATGCAGGATGTGTCGTTGGTATAAAGCGATCTGGTGGTGTGTTTGACATTACCAAGTCTACTCTACGACCTGAGTTTAGAGGTACTAAAGCTGTGAGAGCTTTTAAGGAAATAATAGATGCTGTGATGCTAGACTATCCGATAGTTAGATCACGTATCGATAACCAAGATAACGATGAAATCAAAATAGTATTAAGTGCAGGGTTTCGTATAATAGGAACGATGTCTTATAATAATGAGGTATCGGTTGAATTACTTAAAATTAAGGAGGATATGTAGATGGGAATTCTTGGCAAAGATACAGGTTACAAGCTTGGTAAAATAACTCAGACTTTAGGTAAGGCTTTTGTAGGTGGTGGTGGTCTTGATTCAATAGGTGCAGGTGCAACAAGTGCAGGTGTTAGTTCTGCTACATCAGGTGCAGGACAAAGCTTATTGAGTAAAGGATTTTCTGGTGCAGTTGGTTTGGGGAAATCAGCAATGGGTGTTGGTGGTGCAAACGCAGGTGGTTTTGACTTTAAAGATGCACTGAGTGCTGTATCACCAAAGTTCGCTAAAGGTATGTATATGAGTTCTGCCGCTGATTTTAGAGAGACACAAGGAGCACTTAATATAGCAAAGTTAGACCAACTAAGACAAGATCAGGAATTGGTCGACACCGGAGGACTGTTTCCAGGGTTAGAACCAAAAGCTAAGAGCATGGCAATAGATTACTTGAAGAATCAAGGGCTTGGAAAAAATGACGAAAACGGTAACTTTGTTGTGCAGAGATCAAGACTACAAGAAGCAATGAAGGATTTCCAGAACGACCCTGCTAGGCAAAAGACCTTAATGACTGAACAGAAGAATAGTTTACAAACAAAGCTAGATAACTTAGGTGTAGCCAAAGATCAAGCAAAGAAAGACTTAGCACTTAAAGGGCTAAAAGACGCAGGTATAGATATTAAGTCTTTAAAGAAACGTGGTGTTAATCTTGAAAGTTTAATGAAGGAAGAAATGGCTAAGATAGACTCAGGTGCTATACCGTTTCCTGAGAAACAGGGTATTGAACAAGAAGCACAGTTATTGCAAAAGCAAATCGGTGGTGTTGCTTCAAGATTAGAGGATATAGAAAGCACTATAACTACTCCACTAGACGCTGCTAAGACAGAGAAATTTAAAATGGAAACTAGAATCCTTGGCGAACCTGGAGGTGGTGCGAAACAACCTACTGATATTAGGTCGTTTGAAACAACGTCAGGAATAGATCCTAAGCTAAGAGGCACTCAGGAGTATGAGACAGCAAGGTTAAGGTATAGGGAATTATTCGAGGGCAGACAGCAGGTTGTTGGAAGTACTCCATCAGGTGACCTGCTAACCTTCAACAATATAACAGGTAAAATAGATGTAAAAGATGTACCTACCGAAATACTTCCTAAAACCAAGAAACTGATAACCGAAGAAGGTGCAACAAGGTTAGCTGGCATGGATGGGTTGATTAATCAAATACAAGATATACGTAATATTGCTACTGAGCATCCTGAGTTCATAGGTCCAGTAGAAGGTAAGTGGAATCAATTACAATCACGATTTGCAAACAACGGAGACTTCACTGAATTAGACAGGAGCATATCATCACTAATTACCATAGCTTATGAACTGTCTGGTAAACAGATAAGTCCACAGGAAATGGAAATGCTGAAAGGTGCTATACTGCCACAGGTAACACAACCAGATGATAATTTCCTTGTATCACTAGACTTCGCTGAGAAGTGGATAACAGGGAAGCGTGATAATATGGAATCTAGATTCAAGCAGTCTAATATCTTTGTAGGAGAAAGATCTGATAGGTCTTCGTTTACTGTGAATAACAGAACTGATGAAGAAAGAAATATAGGTGTGGGAGGTAATACTGACGCTACAACACCTGGAGTAGTTGAGGGAGGTAGTGCTGATCTTAATAGAGTTATAAAAAGATTTGGAGGAATTCAATAGTGCCATTATCATATAAAGGCTTAACACAAGACAGTGATATGAGGAGGAAGTTCTTTAAACTTAACGAAGAAGACCGTAATATTGCTTTCTCTCAAATGGCTGTACCAGAAGGTTTGCAAGAAAACGATGTAGCTGAGTATCAGAAAAGGTTACAACTTGCAGCTGATACACCTAAAGCCTGGAAGGACGTTGGTGCTGACGCTGTTAGTAATCTTGTCCCAAGTACTATTGACTTAGCTAAGAATGTATGGCAAGCTGTTCGTCATCCTATACAAACAGGTACGGCTCTAGGTAAAGTAGCTGTAGGTGGTATAGAAAAAGCTATACCTGGTGGTGAAGATAAAAACGTTGAAGCGTTTGATCAAACTATGAGTTTCTTTAAAGATAGGTATGGTGGTTCGGAAAACCTTAAGAACACTATAGCAGAAGACCCTGCTGGTTTCCTGTCAGACTTATCTATATTCCTCGGACCCGCAGGTGGTGGAGTTGGTGCTGCAGTGAGAGGTGCTAAGATAGGTGGTGAAGTTGGCAATATACTTAAAACTGTAGGCAAGGTTGGTAATTTTACTAAAAGGAATGCTGCTTCGTTAGACGTACCTACTGCACTTGCTAGATCGCTTAAAGTTGGATTGAGAAAATCAGGTACTACTAAGTCTGTTAAGAGTTTAGTTAAGTCTGCTGTTAAGTTTAGAGAACCATTTGGACCTAGTAAGCTTAAACTTTTTGATAAACTTGCTCAAGAGTTTTTAGACTCAGGTAAAGATGTTAGTAGGAACTCAATAAGAAAGCTAGACATTGATATAAAGCAGAAGGGAAGGATAGTTTCATCTATACTGAAAGATGCTGACAAGTCAGGATTAAGGATACCTGTCACAGAGGTCACAAGTAGGCTTGATGATTTAATACAGGAAATAAAAGCTCATCCATTAGACACAATAGATACAAATGCGAATCTAAAAGTACTTGAAGGGTTTAGAAACTCTATGCTTAATTCAAAGAACGCAACAATCGGCAAACTACCATCAGCTAAGATTAACAATATCATTAATAAGGTGTTTAAGGGTGGCAAGGGAACTATAGATAAAGCTGAAATACTCAAGGTGATAGGTAGTGAAATTGCCAAAGCTAGGAAGGGTACAAAAAACGCTCTTACTAAGTCTAATATAGATATGATGGAGAAGTTTGCATCTAAGATAGACAGCTTATCCCCTGATAAGATTGCACCTAATTTCACAGGTCTTAATAAAAAAGCAGTTCAGTCTGCGTTTAAGGACTTTGTGAAAGAGAACGCTGTTCTTAAACCTAGTGAAGTACAAAACTTGAAAGTAACACTGAATAAGAAATTTGTACCTGATCTAATTACAGGAGTTGATGCTGTGAAGGCTGTTGCTACTGACCAAGTAAGGATTGCTACTAAAGAGATACTCGAAAAACAACTAGGTCTTAAAGAACTTAACCTATCTATCAAGCAGTCTATAGACTTTAAGAATGCTATAGAAGATACGTTGTTAAAAGTGGAAAGTGGTAATACCTTTGGCTCTGGTACTGGTGTTATAACAGGTGGTTTAGCAGGTGGTGTAACTGGTATAACTACAGCAGGTGCTGAGAACCTAGGTAAGGTTCTTACTGGTACAGGTACATTTGTTGTTACAGCAGGTATAGCTCAGAAAATACTAAGCAACCCAAACTTCCAGTTAAGATTAGCGAAGATATTAAACGCTTCAAATAACACAAGGAAGTTTGTAGGAGAACTAGGCGATAAACTTTCACGACCTTCATCTCAAGCAGGTAGAGCTGCAAAGGAATCTGGTGCAGATAAACTAACTGAAAGTGACGAGCAAATCTTAAAAGAAATTAGGGGGTTTTAATTTTGGCATCTTTACTAGAAGATAGAGTTAGGCAATTAAAAGAACAAACAGGACAAAGCAACCAAGTAGTTAATAGTGGCTTACCTTCTCTAGGTGACCAATCTGCTGAGTTGTTTCAAGGACGAGACTCCTTACCTACTAACAACGCTGCAACAGGGACACCTGCTCCTGCAACTCAGGACCCGACTGACTTTGCACCGGAAGGTGCGTTTCCAGATACTCAGCTTACTGAACCTAGCCTTATAGCGGGTCCACAGAAAGCTGTTACTGATACAGCTAAGGAGCTTGGTACTAACTTAGCCAAACAAACAGGTACTGCTCTTATGCTCCCTATAACAGTAACGTCAAATGTGTTGACAGGTCTGATTAAGGACTTTACTGGTGGGAGTAGTGAGAAGGAGTTCAATGCTCTACGGAGACTTGCGGTATTACAACCTGATGAAGAAGACAATGTTACCTTTAAGGATGTGTTTAGTGCTCTAGGAATTACTGATGAATCTATGAAGCTACCAGAAGGTACTATAGCTAATGCAGATTTCTTAGCACAGCTACCTTTCTTCGGTGTAGCAGGTAAAGGTGTAGGAACATTAGCTAAACTCGCTACTGCCGAGAATCCTGCTAGGGTACTAGCACAAGCTATTAAGGGTGTCACTAAGGGTACTAAAGACATAGGTGCTGCTATTGGTATGGATATCAAAGCAGGTGTAGTTAGACCTGCTAGAGAGGTCATAGATGAAGCGGTAGCGTTTGGTAAACAGTTCAGAGATGAGACAGGTGCTGTAGGTCATGATGTTAGAGCTCAGGTATCTAAAGCAAGACTTGATAAAGCAGGTAAGTTTAAAGCAGAACAAAGTGACGAAGCATTGTTTCGGGACTATAGAGAAGGTACGTCAACACAAAGTATAACTGGTAGAGCTACTGATAGGACTGTTGTAGGACAACAAGCAGGAGGGTTCAGGATATTAAAGAATGCTAAGGTTAAAGTATTTGGTAATGATACAAAGAACCTTAACCTAGGAGGTGGCTCAGAAGATACTGTTAAGATACTGGGTAAGAA